AAGATGACCGTAAACACATGTCTATGTTGGAAGACTTTTGGTTACCACGTAGAGAAGGTGGTAGAGGAACTGAAATCTCTACACTGCCTGGCGGTGAGAACCTTGGTCAGATAGATGATATCTTGTACTTCCAGAAGAGGTTGTATCGTTCATTGAACGTACCAGTCAACCGTCTGGAACAAGAAGCACAGTTTACATTAGGTAGGTCAACTGAAATTTCTAGGGATGAAGTTAAGTTCCAGAAGTTTATTGACCGTCTACGTAGAAGATTCTCAATGTTGTTTATTGGTATTCTCAAGAAACAACTTATACTCAAAGGTATTATTACTGAGAGTGATTGGGAAGAGTGGAAGAACGCAATTACTGTTGACTTCCAAAGAGATAACCACTTTACTGAATTGAAGAATGCAGAACTATTACAGAATAGACTACAGACTTTAGACCAAGTGTCTCAGTATGTGGGTGAATATTTCTCACGTGAGTGGGCAATGAAGAACGTAATGATGATGTCTGACGAAGATATCGAAGAAATGAAAAAACAAGTCGAAGGCGAAAACTCCGTTGAAGACGAAGATGAGGAAATACAATGAGTGAAGTAGAAAATCAAGAAGTAGAAACACAAGAACCAAGTGCAGTAACAGAATTAATTAATCAAATCACTAGTGGTGACTTGGCTAATGCTGAAGGTTCTTTTAAAAGTCTTGTACAAGATAAGATGTCAGATGCACTAGAAGCACAACGTATTGCGACTGCACAGGCAATCTTTAATGACCAAGACGATGACGTTGAAATAGATGAAACAGACATTGAAACAACAGAAAATCCTGAAGAATCGGAAGAAGAAACCGAAGAAACCGAAGAAAATGAAGAAATAGTAGCAGAATTGGACGATGATGAAGTAAAAACTGCATAATTATGTTGTTTCAAAAACATTGTTTGTATAAATAATACTATGAAATCTTACAAAGAAATTCTTCAAGAATTAAGTGAGGCAAAGAAACCCAAGGGTGAAACTGTCTTCAACAAAAAGATTAAACGTATCCCTGTCCTTATTGTAAAGGAGAAGGGGATAAACCCTTTTGTGGTTTATATTGATGGAGACAAATTAGACTCTTTCAAATCACAAAAGGATGCAGAAAAGTCTGCAATGAAAGTAATAAAGGAATTAACATGAAGTTAATTACAGAATTCACTGATAATGCATCTCTATCTTGTTTAGTAGAAAAGAAAGAGAACGGTGAAAAAAATTATGTCATTGAAGGCGTTTTCGCACAAACTGACAAAAAGAACAGAAATGGTCGTCTCTACCCTAAACCTATTATGGAAAAAGCGGTAGCAAAATATGACCAAGAACAAATTTCTAAGAAACGTGCGGTTGGGGAATTAAATCACCCTGAAGGGCCGACAGTTAACTTAGACAAAGTTTCACACCTCATCACTGAACTCAAGTTCGAGGGAAATGATGTGGTTGGAAAGGCACAAATATTGGAAACTCCAATGGGTAAGATTGTGAAAGGTCTTCTTGATGGTGGTGTTCAATTAGGTGTGTCAACTCGTGGTATGGGTAGCCTTGAGAACCGAAACGGTGCAATGGTCGTCAAAGACGATTTTATTCTTAGTACTGTTGACATAGTACAAGACCCTAGCGCTCCTGAAGCTTTCGTTAATGGTATAATGGAAGGAGTAGACTGGGTTTGGAATAACGGTGTTTTGTGTCCTCAAGTAATTGAAAAAATGGAGACTGAAATTAAAACTGCTCCGAAAACTGTCTTGTATGAGACAAGTGTTCGAGAGTTCAAGAATTTCCTCTCGTTAATAAAATCTAAAATATAGGAGTCAATTATGACTGAAGAAAGTAAAGTCGAAGTTGAACTCCACGATGAAGACATTAACGACATTGTGGAAGATACTCTCGAAGAAGGAAGCGCTCCTGCTCCTAAAGGGAAACCTGATGCAAATGCAACTGACGAAGAAGAGTCTATTGCATCTGTAGATAAAGCAGCGGACGCAACCAAAGCAAAACAAGCTCCTGCTCCGAAAACAAAAGCGGGCATGATTAATGCAATGAGCATGAAGTTACATTCTATGAAAAAAGATGAACTGACTGCATCATACGGTAAAATGATGGGCGAAGACGTTGAAGTAGACGATGCAATCGTGGAAACACAGGTTGATACTTCTGCTGAACTAGACGCATTAGTCGAGTCTGAAGCAACACTCAGTGATGAGTTTAAAGCTAAAACCGCAGTAATCTTTGAAGCAGCCGTGAAATCAAAACTATCAGAAGAAATTGATAGAATTGAATCACAGTATAAGGAAGAATTAGCAGAAGAAATCTCTTCTACTAAGGCAGACCTTGTAGAGAAAGTGGACAGCTACCTAAATTATGTAGTTGAATCTTGGATGGAAGAAAATCAAGTTGCAATCCAGAGCGGACTCCGCACTGAAATTGCCGAGACTTTCATGGATAAAATGAAAGACCTCTTTACAGAGTCTTACATTGAAGTCCCAACTTCTAAGGTTGACCTAGTTGATGAACTTGCTGAATCAGTAGAAGAACTTGAGACTCGTCTCAACGAAACTACTCAGAAAGTTATAGACACAACCGAGGAACTGGAAGTTTACAAACGTGAAACGATTATTCGTGAAGCGTCACGTGACCTTGCAGAAACTCAAGTAGAAAAATTGAAATCACTCGTTGAAGGTTTGGATTTTGAAGACGAAGACCAATTCGCCTCTAAAGTCAAGACTGTAAAAGAGTCATATTTCACAAAAGAAATCACAGATAGTGAAGAAGTAGAACAAGTTGTAGAAGATGCTGACGTGCAAACTGAAGTATCATCTGTAATGGAACAATACATCTCTACTATCCGTAAAAACGCATCTAAATCATAAAGGAAATATAAAATGCAATCTTACGATAATTTAATCGAAAAGTGGGCTCCAGTTCTAAACGAAGAGTCTGCTGGCGTGATTACTGATAATCACAGACGTGCGGTAACTGCTGCAATTCTCGAAAACCAAGAAAAAGCAATCGCTGAAGAGCGTTCTGCTTCTGCGGGTTTCATGACAGAGAATGCTGCTGCTGGCGCTAACAACACTGGTTCAGTTAATAACTTTGACCCAGTATTAATCTCACTAGTACGTAGAGCAATGCCTAACCTCATCGCTTATGACGTATGTGGTGTACAACCTATGAATGGCCCTACTGGTCTTATCTTCGCTATGAAGTCAAGATACCAAGGTGGTTCTACTTCTAACCGTGAAGCACTATTCAACGAAGCTGAAACTCAGTTCTCTGGTGATAGTTCTGGTACTCACGATTCAGACAATGCGTCTGGTTGGAATGGAATTGATTCACAAGGTGCTAGACTTTCTAACCTTGCTGCTGGCGGAATGCCAACTGCGGATGCAGAAGCATTGGGTAGAACTGGTGGTTCATCTTTCAACGAAATGGGTTTCACCATTGAAAGACAGACTGTAACTGCTAAGTCACGTGCTCTTAAAGCTGAATACACTTTAGAACTTGCACAAGACCTTAAAGCGATTCATGGTCTTGACGCAGAAACAGAATTGGCTAACATCCTCTCTACTGAAATCCTTGCGGAAATCAACAGAGAAGTTATCCGTACTGTTAACTCTCAAGCGAAAACTGGTGCTCAACAAGCTAACGTTACTGCAAAAGGTATCTTTAACATGAGTTCAGACGCTGACGGACGTTGGTCTGCTGAGAAGTTCAAAGGTCTAGGTGTTCAAATTGACCGTGAAGCAAACGTTATTGCAAAAGAAACAAGACGTGGAAAAGGTAACGTAGTTATCTGTTCTTCAGATGTTGCTACTGCACTTGCTGCTGCTGGTACTTTGGACTACAGTCCTGCTATATCTAACAACCTACAGGTTGACGATACTGGTAATACTTTTGCTGGTGTATTAAACGGACGTATCCGTGTATACATCGACCCTTATGCTAACACTGATTACATCACTGTTGGTTATAAAGGACAGAACCCATATG